GATCAGGCCCGCCGTGACCGCGCCAGCCGTCATCGGCCCGGTCGCCACGGTGTAAACGAGCCGGATGTACCGCTCGTTGTTGGCCCCGAACCAGAGCAGCCACGGTCGCTTGCCCGCGATGAGGTCGGCGACCGCGATCGCGCCGCTCGTGTAGAGGACCGTTGCGGACGAGAACGAGGCGTTGTCGTCCGTCTCGATGGTGACGGTGAGCGTTGCCGCCCCCGCCGCCGTCATCGTTGTCACGACCTGAATCAAGACCCCGACGGGGTGGCCCACGCCGATGTCGCGGTCCTTGAGCAGGTCGATGACGTTTGTGCTGTTGGCGGTCGTCGTGATCGCCTGCGCGTCCGAAAAAAGCTGTTCCTTATCCAAGATCATTTCAATGCTCCTTGTGTGTGTTGATCGAAACCTTGCAAACGACTCTCCGTTAGTATGACCCGGCCAGCACGTTTGCGCTGGTGGCCGTGTCCTTATCCACTTGAAACGTCACGTACTCCACGCCGGGGTTGTCCACGATCACCCAAGCCGGTCCACCGTCGGACGCCTTCGTCACGGACACGTACATCGCCGAACCCTCAACGCCCTCGCCAACCGCGACGGTGAGGGTTTCGCAGAACTTGGCGTTGGCCTGCCCGCCGATCACCGCCTCCTGCGACGAGAGCGTTCCCGTCACCTTGAGGAGCGCGATCGGGACGTACACCCCGCTCTCGTGGTGCAAGTACCAGCCGAGGAGCAGCCCCTTGACGGTCTGCGCCGCCGTGCCCACGCCCAAGAGCGTGAACACGACTTGGTTGCGCTTCGTGTCGAGGTAGAGGCCCGCCGACGGCTCCGTCAGCGTCGGCGCGGGGGCCGTGAACGTCGTCGTCTGAAACGCCGTGAACGCCAGCTTGAGCCGTGTCCGAAATGTCGTCGGGCTTGTGACTTGCCCGCTCGGTTCGCTCTTGGGCATGGCGGCTCCTTACGAGACGGTGGCCTCGGTGTTGAGGATCGCGTCGGCGCGCCGCACCGGGATTCCCTCGAAGGTGAGCATCTTGCCGCTCGACCCCTTCATCTCGTCGCGGGAAATCCAGACGTTGGCCTTGTTCGTGACCTGCTTGTGCAGGAACGCCTCGATGGTCCGGTTCACGTAGAAGGTCATGTTGCCCGCGTCGGAGGGAAGCAGGTGCATCATGTCGATCATGATGTTCACGAGATTCGCGCCGGTCGCGGCGTTGGGCGTCAGATCCGAACGGTCGATGTTCGCGCCGCGCACGACGTAACGCCAGTCCGAGACGGCGAGGCCGGTTTTCCAGTAGAAGAACCCGACGTAGCCCTCCATCACCGCGCCGGTCGAGTCGCGGATGGTTTCGAGTCGCGGGGGCGACATCTCGATCCCCGCCTGACTCCCCTTCGGGAAGATCAAACTCGTCCGCTCCGGGCCGCTTGAGACGAGCCAGATGCTCGTGTTGTCGGAACCCGCGCCGCCGCCGGTCACGATGTTGTCGGCGTTCGCCGCCGCCAGGTCGTTGTACCGGACCTGCAACCCGAGGAACTCCTCCGGGGCCGTGTTGGTGTTCCCGTAGATGATCGTGTCGGCGACCTTGTGCGAGAGCGCCTGCACATGTTCCTTCTGGTTGTCCACGAACCACTGGTCCTTGAACCCGTTGAGTGCCCAGAGCGACTTGTCGATCTCGTAGTTGCTCGTGAACTCCGCGATGGAGTCGTCCACCTGCGCCTTCGCGCCCTTGCTCGGTGCGACGAACTGGTTGAGCTTCCGCGCCGTCGCCGTGGGCAAGCCGACCCGCTGCGTCGAGCGGTGGCTCGTGATCCCGTTGGCTTCCATGACGGAGAAGTCCTCCAGCATGGATTCGGTGCGCATGAGGATTTCCGCGATGCGCGCCGGGGAGCCGTCCGGGTCGAGCGTCTTGAGCAGATCGCTCAAAGTGATTTTTGTTCCACCGATGGTTGCCATGTTCTTTTACCTCACGTAGTAGCCGCCGCGCCTGACAACGCCTGCTTCTTGATCTCCGACACGCCGAAAACGTCCGCGTCGGTCTTTGGCTTTGTCTCCACGACGGGCTGATTGGAGGGAACGAAGTTGTGTTCCCGTGTGATCTTGTCCAGACGCGCTTTGAGGGCGTCACGCTCCGAAACCGCCTTTTGGACGAACCGCACGAGCGGGGGCCAGTCGGAGTAGCCCGTCTTGGCGAGCGCGTCGATCAACTCCTGATCGCCGTGCTGCTTGACGAACGCGCCGAGCTTGCCCTTTGTTTCGTCCCACTTGTCGCCGCCGAAGTCCTTGTCGCCTTCGAGCGACGCGCGCCACTCCTTGACGCGCGCGTCCTGCGCGGACTTGACGGACTTGATGTACCCGCCGAGTGTGTCGGCGCGATGCTGGGCAAGTTTCTGCGCCTGTTCCTGCTTGAGTCCGAGTTCGCGGGCGATTCGCCCGGTCTCCTCAAGGAACGCGCCCTTGTCCGTGATCGCTTCGTATTCCCCGTCGAGTTTCAGGTCGTATTTCTCCGGCACGCCCGGCGTGTCGGTTGTCTTGCTCTCCACCGGCGCGAGCGCGCCTGGTTCAGTCTCAACGGATTCGGTTTCCGCCGGTGCTTCGAGTACCGCCGTGTTCGATTCATCCGGCATTCGTCGGCTCCTTGAGCAGGGGTTCGATATCGACCCGGTTTCCGTCGCCTTGAATCAGCATCCGCAGGTAGTCGTGGATGCAGTATTGGGTCATGTCCTCTTGAATCTTCAACCCGATGTCCTTGCGGCCCTGCAAAATCCAAAGGTCGCGGTCCTCGTCGCCCGACTGGTACACGGCCTGCCCGATCCCGCACGCCTTGATGAGTCCCCAAAGAAACCAGCGTCCGTTGGCCGTCGCCGCCGCCGCCCTCAACCCGTCCACGTAGCGACGATGCCGCTCCTTCTCAACCTCGTCCCGATATTCGCGCTTCCTCTTTCGCGGCTCAACATCTTTGATATCGGTATCATCCATCGCGCAACACGATATCGTCGATATCTTCCGTTTGCAAGGGGTCAGGATGATTTTTGGAGTCCGGTGCGCACCGGGAACACCACCCGTCCCCGGCTCCGGTACACCCTCCGGCCCACCAAGAGCGAGTCGGAGAGCAAGGTGAGGGTCTGCGTGAGCGACGCGAGCGTTGCCGTAACCGCGTCAAGCGTGTCGGTCACGGGGGTCAGGTCCACGCCGCCGACCGTGAGGTTGCGGTTTGCGATGGAAAACGACACAAGTGTCGTGCCTACAACGCTTTGCCCGTCCACCGTGCCAGCCGTCAAAACGACCGAGTAGTCGTTGGCGATGAGGTAGAAAAGCAGGTCCGAAGCGGGGGTAATCAGGACGTGGTTCAGGCCCGTCACGGCGTCAAAGTCAACGGTGAGCGTCACCCCCGCCGTGCTTTCCGCCGTCACACCCGCCCGGTACACCGACACCGCGCCGCCGACAAGCGCGATCGGCGCGCCCGCCGCCGTTGTCGTGTTGAAGGTGAAACTGAGTACGTTGAGCGTCGTGAGGTCGCCGAGATAACCTTGCCCGTGAACGAAGAGCATCGGCTACCTCCCCGCAAGCGCGGTCAGCGCGTTGTTGCCTTCGAGACTCGACTTGGAAAGCGACTCCGCCGTTTGAGCCGCCACGTTCGCGCGCTCGAGTTGCGCCGCCTGCGCCTGCGCCTCCGCCCGCGCTTGCCGCCGAGCCGCCGCCGCGTCCACGCCACGGTCGATCTGCGGGGCCACGCCGAGGATATCGCCGTGGACCGACAACGCCTCGTCCCGGTCGAAGCGGTCGAAGATCGGGTGTTCTTCGGGAAGGTTCGCAAAGGCCATGACGTAGTTCGTGTGCCGCTCAAGGGAGGCAAGCCCAACCATCTTCTGCGCCTGCGCCATCATCGAAACGTAATCGACGCGCAACACGCCGCCGACGCGCGCCAACTCCGGCGGGGGTTGCTCGATGCGGCCCGCGCGCAGCATGAGGTCGAACTGGATGTCGATGATCGGGTCGAGACAGTCGTCGTTGAGGCGGTCCACGGCGTCGATGAGCGCAACAAGTTTCTCCTCGCGCCGCTCGTCGATCTCCCGCGCCGTAATCTCGCGGCGGTCACTCGAAAGCATCATGAGGAACAAGTCCTCGTAGAACGCGCGCCGAATCCGCCCCTGATGCTCCTGGATGTCGAGCCGAACGTCCGTCAAGGAAGCATGGACCTCGTGCAGTTGCCGCAACTTCGTGCCTTGCTCCCGCTCGTCAACGTGCGTCACGCCGCCGGGCAACATGCTCTTGGGGCGGTTGCGCAACGACGAGGGCGCGACGAGCGGCGGGTCGATCTGCTTATCAAGGGCTTTGGCCTTCTTGACGTGGAGGAGTTGCAACGCCCTCATGTCGCCGAGCGCGTCCATGCCGGGACAATCCGTACCGTACACGTCCTCGCCGGTCGTCGCCCACCGCCACGCGACCACGGGGAACACGTTATGCCCGCCCTCGTCCACCACGGCGTCGCGGTCGCTCGATAGCTCGTAGTAAACGCCCGTGTACCGCATCCGGCGGTTCGACGCGCTGCCCGGCTTGAAGGCGTCGTTGGGGCCGATGAAGTGCCCGACGCCGATAGGGGATTCGTACTTGCCGCGATCCCAAGCGTTCCACGCGGCGGTCGAGATGTTCTTGTTGCGGTTCCCGTCGTCGTCGAACCCGAACCGCTCGATGAGTTGCCGCACCGTCATCGTGAACCTGCGGATGAATGTATCGACACGCCCACGGTCGTTTGTGGCAATCCGGTATGAGCCAATGGGTTGCGGGTACAACCGGATCACGTCGTCGGGGTCGGGGAGGACGAGGTTGCAGCCCGTGGCGAACACGCCCGCGTCGCCGTACATCACCGGCATCGCGTTGTAAAAGTTGCTGCTCAACTGCACCGCCCGCATCCGCTGCGTTTGACGCTCAAGCCAGATTTTGACGTTGCGGAAAGCGTTGAGGTCCGGGTCGGGCGTCGAGAGCTGGAACCACGGCCGCGCCGGGTTCGTGTGCGTCCCCATGAGTCCGCTGCGCAGTGTGCGCACGCCCATCGGCCCGGTCGAGTCGATCACGTCCTTGTTGCGCCGCCGGTTGTTGTCGCCCCGGTTATGCTCTTGCGTCGCGGGGAGGAACCGCCCGCGCGTCGGGAGGAAGTAGCGGCCCAACTCCATCCAATAATCGCGGAACGTGTCGTACTCGCGGTCGAGTTGGCCCGACAACGATTCGATCTTGCGCCGCGTCGATAACCGCGCGAACTCGCTTGCCAACGTCATCTCCTCTTGCGTTTCTTCTTCTTCGGGTGGTAGGGCATGGCTATCCTCCGAGCAGTGCGCCGCTCAACGCCGCGCCGGGTGAACCGCCGGGACCGAGCGAGCCAAGCCCGCCGGGGCCGGTCATAATCATGTCGCTCCGACCGAACGCCGCGCCCGCCTTCTGCGCCTGCCGCCTGCGCGCCAACGCCTCCTGCTCGGCAATCGAGCGCGGCTCCTTCTTGCGGCGCGGAATCTTCGGCTCGTCGGGGCGGGAGAGTTCCGAGGCGGCAACCGCGCCGCCCGCGCCGACGGCTCCGGCGGCAAGGCCCGCGAGGATCAGTGTTGAGGCGGTGACGGCGGCCATCAGACTTTCTCCAAAAACACGGTGTAGGCACGCGCCGACCCAGCGGACTCGACGATGCGCTCGTAACGCGAGCCGACCGGCGCGTGACGGTGAACCCACGCAACGCCCTCGGACTTGAGCCACGCGCTTGCAACGCGCGAGAGCGTCGGATATCCGCCCGCTCCGCCCCGCGCCGAAGGATCGACGTACAACGCCTCCTCGACCGCGTGCCGCGTCCCGACGCTAAAGGGGAGGCCCGAAACCGTGTAGAGCGCGTAACCGAGTGGCGCGCCGTCCTCGTCTCGAAGCACAAAGGCGCGGAGAATGCCGAGCTTGTAACCGGCGATCAGCTTGCCATAGTCGACATCGAGGGGCCACGGGCAGCGAATCTCCGCGTGGTGAGAGACGAACATCGGAGCCAACTCGTCAAGGAGCGAGCCGGTGAGCGGCTCCATGTCCGCCAACATCGCGCTTGTAAGCGTGGGCATGAGCGAATCATAACCGCACAAAGCGGGCCGGGTCAAGCGTCGAGGCACGCAAACGGGTCGTAGGCCGTATCCGCAACGTCCGAACCGACCGAGCGGTGGACGGGCATCACGGGGAAAGCCCACGATAAAGCCAGCGCGTCGGCTTCATCCAAACCACGCACCCCGCGCTTCTTGGCCAACTCCTTGCGCTCTAGCTGGATCGAGTTCCTCGGCTCCGCGTAGGTCATCTCCACCCCGCTCAAGCCGTCGGTCAGAAGCGGGTCGTCGGGGATGCAACCGCCGCGCTTGAGCCAGTCCCGTGTGCGAACCCACATCTCGGCGCGCTTGTTGAAGCACAACTCCTGACCGCCCGGATTGTCCGCCGCCCAACCGAAGTTCACGCCCATGCACTCAACCCCCAACTCCCGCAACCGATCCACAACGCCCGCGCCCAACCCGCCCTCGTCCACGAACACCATATCGACCTCATGCTCCGAGGCGTTCGACGCGACGAGTGAAACTAACTCCATGAGGTCAATCCCCGTCGCCTTCACCATCGGGATCGAGCGCGCGTCAAAGCCACGGCGGAAACAAAGGCAAGACGCGTCGCTCCCGAACCTGGCCACGTCCACGCCCAGGATGAGCGGTTCATCACGACCGTGATCGGGGAGTGGGCGCGACACCGCCGCACGCACAACCTCGGCGGGGATCAACTCGCGCATACCCTTGAGCGGGAACTCGCCGCGCACGAACACCCGCGCGTAGTCCGAGTCCGCGCCGTAGTCCTCGATCAGCCGCTTGAGTTCCTCCTGATTCACGCCCTCCACCGTCGTCGAATCAACGTGGTAGTTCTTCCAACGGTTCGAGAGGCGACCGAAACAATCCCGGAACCGCCCGCTCTGTCGCGTCGGGTTGCCGCAGACGAGCCAGATGATCTCCGTGCCCTCGTCGCGCGTCACACCCTCGGCTGCTTCCCAAATCGTGTCCGGGATTGATGAACTTTCGTCGAAGATCATGACCAAGCGGCTACCCTTGTTGTGCAGACCGCTAAAACTCTCCTTGCGCTCCTCGCTCCACGGCAAAGCGTCCGCCCGCCACGTCCGCTCAAAACGCTCGTCCGTCGAGGCCATCCCCATCGCCGTCAACTTGAAAAAGGGCTTCACAACCGATAGCCCGTGCCACTTGGCGACCTCCGGCCAAGTCTTCGTCCTCAACTGCGGCTCCGTGTTCGCCGTCACGACAACCTTGCAGTTACGGCAGGTAGCCATTGACCAGTCGAGAACCCAGGAGATCAAGCAGCTTTTGCCGACCCCGTTTCCGCTCCGAACCGAAATACGGATCGGGTCGTGGGGACGCAACCGAATCGAATCACCCAAATCCTTGAGCAGTCGCCGCTGCCACGCCCTCGGCCCGCTCTCTAACTCCAACCCCGAACCCTTCCCACCCCACGGGTAGGCGTAGCAAACGTACCGCAGCGGGTCGTAACGCATCGAGTCAAGGTCTTGAGACAACGCTTGAATCGCGTCCGGGGGCTTGGCCATGTGAACATAGTACCCGCGTCACGCTTGACAGGGCAAGGGGGGAGCGGGTAGACTGCCCCCAACAACCATCGACGGGGCCGGTCACTCCCGCCCCGCGAAAATACACCCACGGCCCGCAGGCCCTTCGACACGCTCAGGGCAGGGAGGCGGGGATCAACGAAAAAGTGATTGACAGGGACTCCCCTTGTCGATTATGATCCCTTAGTCAGACCGGGCCGAAACACGATCACCGACCACCTTCGGCCAGCCCGGTCTGACAACCCAGGCCGGGGTGGTCACGCGCTAACCGCCTCGACATCGCGGCCCGCAACAAGGGACGCAAAGAAAAGAAGTAGCGGGTGGACGTGGCCCCCACCAAATGCGACGCCCGGAGACAAATCCGGGAATCACGGGACACAGGGATGGCGCACTTGCCGCCACACGCCTCCGACGGAGCTATATCCGCCGGGATGCGGCCTACGGCCCTGTGAAGCCAACGACCGCGATGGACGCTCAAACAAGACCCCCACGCTACGCCATGCCCGCAACGGGGCCGCTCCACAAGAGCGAGGAGAACCGACCTACCTGCCCGCGTCCGGCAAATCCGGGTGAAAGTCGGCCCTGCCACAAAAGCAGGGTGGCACTGCGCGCGCATCACGGCGCATCCCCCGCGCAAGACGCAACGACGCGCAAGCGCAGACGAGAGACGTGAGCCACACACGCGAGCGGAAAGTCGCGCGCGGCAAGAGCGAGATGTTGCGAGGAAAAGGGTCGCACGGGGAAACAGCAAAATATTGGCGAGGGGTGTCCCCCTCCCCCGCGCGCCGGCTTCCCCGGTGGTAGGGGGGTCGCCGCGCCGCCCGCGCGCGCCTCACGCGGGTGGACGCGCGTGCACGGTGGCAGCGCGTGCTCAATCGTGCGTGCGCTGGCGCGTGCGTTGTGTGGCTTGTGAAGTGCGTGCGGACTCACTGCGCGGGCGCGCTCGGCGCCTGATCCGCGCTCGCTTCGATCATCGTTGGCGGCGCGTCCGCCGTCATGCGCTGCGCACGCTCACGCGCAGACTCGACCGCCGCGCCGAGCGAGAGGCGCACATCGTGCTGGACCGAGAGCTGCTGCCCGAAGTCGGCGCGGTTCCACGCCGGGCCTACCACGCGGAGCAGGTCCGTCATCGCGCGGGCGCGCTGGGCGTCTGCCGAGTCGCGGCAAGCGCGGACAATCCCCAAGTTCTCCTCAGCGATAGCGTGTACGGCGCGGGCGCGAGCGCGGATCACTCGGTTAGCAAAGTCGGGGTGATTGTCCTGCCACCGACAGATCGTGACCTCGTGCGGCATCCCCTCGTCGCGGCTGATGTCCTTGATCGTCTCCCCTTGCTCGACCCGCTCGGCGATTGCCTCGGCCAGGTCCGGATCGTACGGGATATGCGGCGCGCGCGACCCTCCGCGGTACACGCTCTTCTCGACAGCGCTCATGCGTCCATCCTAGCCGCTGCGCCGCCCACTTTGCAAGCGCGGATAGCGGCGGGCTTTTCCCTCTTGCTTTTCCTTTTCCGCTGTGCTACCTTGCCGGTATGTCCACGTTGAAAGATCATCAATCTCGCGCCGGTAAGAGCCGTTGGGAGCGTATGGACGCGGAGGCGCGGCGTGCTTTGATCGCCAAGATGGTGAAAGCGCGGTTGGCGAAGCTGGCGGAGAAACAAGCAAATCCGTTAGGTGTGAAGTGATATTTTTTCGGTGTTGTTTCATTGGGTGATTGTGTTGTTTCCGCGATTCTCGTTAGGGATTTTCCCAACAATCTTGAGATTGCCCCTTGACTTACCGGTTAGTTGAGCCGATGATGTGTTTGTCGGGCGTGACTGCTCGACCCGCTAAGGCGGAACTGCAAAGGGAAAGACACCATGACATACGTTCTGTGGGCGACGAAGGTGGGCCTGCCCGATTGGGAAGAGTCGATGGTAGCGTCACGCCCTTCGCGCGAAGAGCTTGCCGCTGCTTCAGCGTGGGCGGTGGCGAACGGCTTTGACCGCCTGCGCCTTGCGGCTTACCGCGAAGACGATGCTCCCAACTTCGCGGCGGCGGTGAATGTTTGACCACCCCCGCGCTCCCTTAGCGGGGTGCGCGTGGTTTAGCCCCTGACCGGGCAACCCGCTGGCAATACCGCCGGGGGATATTGAAGGGAAAGATAATGGACCGTTTCAAGATCAAGAGCAAGGCGGACGTAGAGACGCACTCGGACGGACACCGGCCATCCCGCCCGGCAATCAACGTCAAGTGCCACGACTTCCCGGACTCCGGCAAGCTGGCGGAACGGCTCGGGTGCGCCTACGGCGAGGCCCAACACGCCGCGCGGCTGGCATTCGACTCAGCCCAGGAGCGGTTCTGGGAGGACGCGGTAGAGCTTGGCCGCGAAGTCTTCGGCGACTCGGTGAAAATCTACTCGGAGGGTCGAATGTCCGGCTGGGTCGCGGTTCACGGCCTACCCGACATCGCCGACTGGGACGCGACCGAGCTTGCCTGCTGGCGGCGGTTCGCCCGGTTGATTGGTCAGACCTACGCCTACGCTATCGACTTTGACGCGGTCTGCGAGGCAATCCAGTCGAACGAATGGGCGGACTTGGACGCCGAGCAATACAACTACGTCGAACGCAAAGACGGTACGAGTGTGACCGTCCCGCAGATCAAGCGCGCCGAGCGGGCGGCGCGTGCAGCCCTACTTGCAGTCCCCGCCTGACTTTCCCGGTCACTCGCTCATCGGCGGAAGCCGGTGGGCGGGTTTGCAACGAACCCAGGGGCGAAGCCCCGCAACATGAAAGGGATGGTGGATTATGGGATTGACGATTCATTACAGTTTGAGGAGTTCGGCTCGGACACAATCGGAAGCTGGTAAGCAGGTCGAGGCCATGCGGCAGTTGGCGCTGGACCTACCGTTTGAGGCGGTTGGGGATGTGATTCAGCTTGGGCGGCGCGAACTCAAAGCGATTGAGGCAACGCGGGGGCCGAATCCATCCCCGTTGCTCTGGTTCGCTATCCAGAGCGGTTGCTATGTGGACCTGTCCGGTGGACGATCCGTCCGGGTCGAGCCGTCGATTGTCGAGGGGTTCGCGGTCGAGGTTGGGCCGGGTTGCGAGCCGATGAACTTGGGCCTGTGTCGCTACCCAGCTACCGTCACGGTCGATCATCGGCGATACCCGGTGAATCGACCCGGCTACTCCTGGGATTCATTCTGTAAGACCCAATACGCCAGTGACCCGGAGTGTGGCGGGGCCGCCAACTTCGTGCGGTGTCACGTCTCGGCGATTACCCTCTTGGAGCGGATCGGTGAGATTCCCGGCCTTACGGTAACGGTGCGTGATGAAGGGCATTATGGCCCCTCTCACCACTCGGATGATTACCGCGAAGCGTATGCGGCGGGTCGCAAGCCGACCTACGTCGATCATCCGGCGACTCATTCAATCCCAAAACTCCTGGCCGAATGCGGCGATTACAATGAGATGATCGCGGCACTCGCCGGGGCGCTATCGGACCGCATGGGCGCAGACACCGTGGAATCGCCGATCAAGAGCTATCCGAACTTTGAGCGGCTTGAGTTCGACGGACACCAAGACCCACGATTGGCGTCCATGCTTGGCGCGCTGAAAAACCTCTAACCCCCCCCGCCCCTCTCACGAGG